GAGCCAGTCAAGCCACGCCCTGCGCGTTGCCTCGTCCTCGCTCATGCCGTCTGCCTGATAGGCGGCGATCGTCTGGTTGATCTTGCTCTTGTCGGCCATCACGATCGCGTCGGAGATAACGTTTGCGATGTCCGTGCAGACTTCCTCGCTGCCTTCCACAAAGCTCTGCTTGAGCATATCTTTAACCAGCGTCTTCGCGGTCTTCTTCCCGGCGGCCGCCGACGTATGGAACATACGCAGTTTGTCCAGGCTGATGTGCTCAAACAGCGCCTCGGCCGTTCCGTAGAGCAGGCCGACCGACATGGCCTGCGAGTCAGAAGCACCGCGGTCATACGCATCCGTGATTGCCTGAGATGCCGCCGCGCCGCCGAGGATCACATCCGCCGCGCCGTGCAGGCCGGTCGCGCCGCCGACGGCCAGCGTCGCCAGGCTGTCGGCCATGCTCATACCGGTGTTGTACAAAAACGACCCGATGCCGCTCATATCCTCGGAAACGCTCCCGCGGATGGTGTTCGTCACCGTGCTCGGCACCATGGATTTTGTATAGCGGTCGACGGCCATTTTTTCGCCCGTGAACGGGTCTGTCCCGTTCAGCGCATTCTGTGCCGCGATGTCGAGCGCACCCGCTCCGGCCATCATATTCGTGCCAACAGACATAGCGGAAGAAAGCCACGGATGCTCCTTGGCCTCCTGTGCGACCTGCTGTGCCATTTCCGCAGCCTCGTTTGCGTGCTGCTGCGTGAGCGCGTAGTTGCGGATGCCGTTGATCTGCCGGTCACTGTAGCCGTAATCACGCAGCTGCTGCTCGAAGCTGCGCACCGTGTTGCGCGCGTTCTTGGCGTAGTCGCTGTTCTGTACCACGAACGCGGAGTTACCGGCCATCGCCATCTCCGTGTTCGCGCTCTCGCTCACACTCAGCGCCTTGCTGTAGTCGGAGAGCGCCCTCTGCATCTGCGTGTCCCACTTGCTGATCTCATCATCGTAGGTCTTCTTCGTGAGCAGACTCTGCGCTTTCCCGATCTTCGCTTTTCGCTCATCGATCTGCCCCGAGAGCGCGAGCGCCTCCTGCTGGCGCTTGGCATAGTCTGCGTCTGTGCTCCCAGCTGCCATGCGCGGCATATTCCGGCGCTGCCGTTCAATGCCGGAAA